CGACTTAATGAATGATGCCGTATGAACATTCACCAGATAGTTCCCCGTTCGGATTGCACCTCCTTCGCCAAGTGCGGCAAGCATTCCCTTGCATATTGCAGGAGGTACGGTGCGTCCGAATGCGGGCCATGTGAAATCGTGAGGAGGAAACCCCGTAACCGGGTGGTGGTTGACGGAGTGGAGCGTAAGCTGTGCACCCGCTGTGGTAGAGCGCTTCCGTTATCCCGGTTTTTCGATAGGACAGCCCGTCGTAACGGTAAGGAATACCATCTGAAAGCGTCATGGTGCAAGATGTGTATGGCAGAGGTACAGAGCGAACGGAGTAGAAAAAGGAAAATGAATTGAGATTAACATGTGCAAAAAGAAGTCATTTCTGCACATGAAGTATTAACACGAGCGGAAACCGGTGGTTTTTGCTCATAACAAGAAGAAAAATGAATAAGGAAATAACCCTTGAATGGCTTAGATTGGAGTTTTATAAATGCAATCATGCCAAGTACAGAAAGTATGCTGATGAATGGTTAAACAACCTTACTGATGCACAGATAGAGGGATTTGAGAAGCAACGCATAGGACAAATTGATAAATCGAAATGCGTATGAAGCATCTAATTGATGCCATCATAAAGAAATGGTTCTGCTGCCATGAGTGGGAATTCTTATTTGAAAGGAAAGTAGAAGTTGTTGATGATTGGGGCGATAGCAGTTGGTACACCGTACGTCACTACTTCTGCAAGAAGTGTGGTAAATACAAGAAAATTAAAAGTCATTGATTATGAAACAGACAGTAGAAGAAGCTGCACTGCAAGAACTTATGTCAAGCTATGCAATAGTAGTTGAAGGTGAATTAGTCTATCAGAGACAAGCAATGCTAAACATGTTCAGAAAAGGCACCGAATGGCAGAAGGAGAAAGCTATCGAAGCCTTGTCCTCTGTACTGGATAACTGGGTACATGGTGGTGATGCAGATTGTATAATTGCAGAATTTGAAGAAAAATTGAAATAAAATGATAGAACGAATAAAAGTAGCTTGGTATGCACTTACAAGAAAAGAATATGCGTTCTTTTCAATCCAAAGGCATGAAATCGGGAATAGTGGAGGAAGGTGTATCATATCGGACAACGCAACCCCTATTTTCTTGAATACGATTATTAAATTTACAGAAAAATATATTGAGGAGATTGAAAAATATGAAAGGTAATGTATTTGACAAAATAAGGAGAGCTTGTATTAAATATCAAGGGTACATGCTTGATTGTTACGATATAGCCAAAGAAGCACAAAAACATATAGATTGGAACGATAATGCTTCATGTGAATATTATCCGGCTGATGGAATATGTATAATGATAGACGAAAATGTTTGTCGTGCTGTAACGTTTTTTGATTTGGTAGAAGAATCGGAAAACGGTATGATTGACAGGGAAACTTTTATGAGAAATTGTATCTGACATGGAAAGATATAGGATTGTGAAAGAAATAAGGTATAACGGCTGTATTCCGATAGTCGTGTATTTTGTACAAGTCAGAAAAGACAAACGTATTTCATCTGAATGGGTGAACGTAAAAGGTTTTGATACCTATAGGAAAGCAAGAGAGTTGTTGTGTGTTTTAAACGGTGATTGATATGGAAATAGTTCCGGATTTGACAAAAAGTAATTTGTCTAAAAATCAGATAGAATACATTCAAAAGAAGCAGCATGAATATAAATTGATGGATAAGAAGAGAAAGATTCCAGGTCATACTCTGTTTTCGTTTAATCTGAAAACGAAAGAGATAAAGAGAGCTTCTATTACCAACGAAGTTTCAATTGGATTAAACGGGAAACCTATAATGAAAACTAAAACAGTTATTGAGCCGGATTGCTATTACGAACAAGCTTTGAATGAAAAGAATTTTAGAAAAAGATTAAAGAGGATTGGGTTAATATGAAAACAATTAAGATTTCAAATTTACAAGAAGGGGATTTGTTCATGTATAAAGACGTAATGTATGAAATTGTACATAAGGACAAATGGGAAACCTATTGTAAATGTGTTAATGATAAACATCAATCAGGATGGTTTTCAAGCGAATATTCTTATTGTTCTTTTAGTAATTATACAAAAGTAGAGATTTAGATGCTATGAGTAAATATATATACAGGGAAGTAAAGAACGGAATAATAATAGACGGAGTGCTGCATGAATTAGCAGAAACAAAACGTAATGATTGCTTGAAATGTTCGTTACGGAATAAATGCGATAATGGAGACTATCTTATTTGTGATATGTTTGGTGCAGGTAAATATGAATATTTTGTCAGTCGTGGAAAAGTAACCGTTGCGCTTTCCCGTGAAGAGCCTAAAAGTGTTGGAGAGATATATCGTAATGGAGTAAAGATAGAAAAGGAGGAATTATGAAATCAAAACATCCATTAGATTGGTATAACGAAAACACACCATCGGAAGATGAAGAATACGAAAAGGGATGTTTATCTATCGCCTTGATAGTAGCAATCATTTTCATTGCATTAACGGTTGTAATTTTATCTTACGAATTATGAAATCAAAACAAGTATTATCAATAGAACAAATGAAGCACTTGCAGGAGCTTGGATTAGATACGAGTGATGCAAGTATGTGCTGGTGTCGCGCTATCTCACATAAATCTGTAACGTGGGAGCTTGAAATCTATGAGTATGTAATAAACCAAAAACTGGATTCTAATTTTTGGGAAACAACCCCTACTTACACTTTGCAGGACATTCTGGATAAGTTACCAGAATCAGTACAGGTATATGATTTGTACATATTTAAGAAAGTAGGGTTGTGGTGGCTCAAATATGTAGACGTAACGAATAATGGAACCGTTCATTTAGAAAAGATGCCGGGAATAATGGATGCAGCCTATTATATGTTATGTTGGTGCATTCAAAAGGGGTTTGTTAAAACTAATAAGGAGGTTAAAGATGGAAGAAAAGAAAATTGATTGGGAACAGAGGCGTTATGAACTAGCGAAGGCTGCAATGTAAGGATTTTGTAGCAATCCACATGAACAGATAATGAGTGCTGACTCAAATATAGTGGCAGAATGGAGTATTGGTTTTGCTGATTCACTAATATAGAAACTGAAAGGAGATTGAATAATGTCAAGAAGAGAAATATTAAAGCTATCAGATATGAAAGACATGCACGGCTCTATTACTTTGGAATATACCGGGATTCTTTATGCTGGTGTAGATAGGGAAAAGAAGCTCCGTGAATTGGCAAAAGTTAATCCGCAGGAGTATTGTCTTGCATTGGGTGTGAATGATGATAGTGAAATTTTCAAAGACATTTCGTCGGGTTCCTTAGTGTCTCCGATGAAATTTTTTAAAAGACTGAAAGGAGAATAACTATGGGATTTACAACACCGTGCTTTATACGCAAAAATACTGCTAATATTAGAAATAGATTAAAAGAACTTGGCTATTATTGTAATCCATATTTAGGTTGGCATAATCTATTTGCTTGTGTATTTGGAGTTAATTCGGTTTATGCATTGGACGATTATGATAAAAATGGTCTTAAAGAAATAGATGGTCTTATTGATTGCGGAACGAATGAAGAACTATTCCTAGCTATAGCTGCATTAAGAGATGATACAGACAAGTATCAATGGTTTACGGATGGGAATAAATGGATTATGTGTCCTGCAATCAAGTTCTCTACCTATTGGGTTTACAATGATATTGATGTTAATATAGATACCGTTCACAAGGCTACCGTAGACGAACTGATTGAACACTTTAAAGGAAAAGAGAACCAACCATGACCGAAGAACTTGTAACATTAGAGACAGCGAAGCTGCTGAAAGAAAAAGGTTTTAATGAGTATTGCAAATATGTCATTAGCGATAAAGGCTTGATGATGGAAACCATATTCCGAACCAGCAAGGATTTACCTAAATCATTCTATTCTTGTCCAATGCAATCCATAGCTCAAAAGTGGCTGCGTGAAACCAAGAACCTGCATATTGAAATATACCGAAGTGCCGTAGGGTATGGCTATGCTATAGTGAAAGCCGATAACGGAACGTGGCAGGAAGATGATGATTCCAGGGGTCCTAATGATGGCGGTCTGTGGGATACCTACGAGGAAGCACTGGAAACAGGAATTAGAGAAAGTTTAAAACTTATATGATTATGATACAAGAAATAAAAATCGGAGAAATATTCGAATGCAACGGAGAAAAAATTATCGTGAAAAAAGATAGCGATATTATGTGCGGTTGTGATAAATGCGTCTTTAATTGTAAACCGGAATGTAATGATTATTATTGCATTTCTTGTGTTAGGCAAGACAAGCAAGGTGTATACTTTGAAAAAGTAGAGGAGAAACAGCAATGAAGAAAATAATGTTAAATGATAAATACGGCTTAACCCAAGCTGTGTTGAAAGGTCGGAAGACTATGACGAGAAGGGTCTGCAAGTATGACAGACCAAATGAAACTTATGATATTGTATTCCCCGTTTTTGAACCAAATGATTACGATAATGACGGGAACATAGTATCTCCATTAAATTATGCTTTTGGTTGGAAAAACGACAAAGGAGACTTTACGGGTTGGAATATTCCAAAATACAAAGTCGGTGAAGTTGTTGCTATTGCGCAGAGCTATTTAGATTTATCCCTTGCGGAGGTATCTCAATGGAAGAGTAATGGTAATAAAACAACTATCAATTCTCTTGCAGGTTGGACTAACAAGTTGTTTACAAAAGCCGAACTCATGCCCCATCATATCCGCATTACCAACATCAAGATAGAACGGTTGCAAGATATTTCTAATGAAGACTGCCTGGCTGAAGGTGTTGTAAAGGTAACGCATGCCATTCCTACCAAAGCCCCACAATGTTTAATCAGTTATTACCCGTGTCTTTCTTTAAAAGAAGCCGCAGACAAGGTTGGATGGGGAATTACCTATTCCACACCTCAATTAGCCTTTGCCGCCCTCATAGATAAAGTCTCCGGCAAAGGGATGTGGGAGTCTAACCCTTATGTATTTGCTTACGAATTTGAACTGATTGATTAATATGATATGGAAACCGTGGAACTGATAATTAAAATCTCCATCTCTTTATTCAATGCCATTGCATTAGGATTTGTCCTAATCATGGTGAGCAGATGGCATAGACGCATGGAGGACAAGCTGAATGAGATAAGGGAATATACCCGTAGGGTTTCAGACCGTGATGATGTTATTTATATGAATCAGCTTCAATGGCTGAAAAGTAAGTTGATTGAAGAGGAACGGTACGAGGAGGCTGCTAAAATCAATAAATGTATTGAGGATGAGTATAACAAATTAAAGAATAGAAAACATGAATCTAAATGAATTGCGCGACCGCGCCTATAAAACCGCCTGCGAGCACGGTTTCCACGATGAAGAGCTGAGTAACGAACACTGCCTTTGCCTTGTCATATCCGAGCTTATGGAAGCTGTGGAAGCTGACAGGAAAGGACGATTTGCCAAAGTTCCGGTCGATAAAAAAGGTACAATATTTGACGAACGGACTTTTCATTATCAAAATAAGTATTTTGCGGAAAACTTTGAAACATATATCAAAGACTGTGTGGAAGACGAGCTTGCCGACGCAGTTATACGCCTGCTTGATTTGGCTGGATTAAGAAATATATCCATTGATGATTTTCTTGAAGAAGCGATATATGGTGCATCCGAAAGTTGCGTAGGTGAAACATTTACTGAAAGCATATACGCCATATCCACATTGCCAATTCGTCATTTTTATAAATATAATTATTCTTTTGAAAATCAGATAGGTCATATGTTATTATCAATCTTCGGTCTAGCCAAGCATCTGAACATAGATTTGCTCTGGCATGTCAATCAGAAGATGCGATACAACGAATTGAGAGAAAACAAACATGGGAAAAGAAAGTAAAATTGTGAAATAGAAATTAGAAGTATATTATCAAACTTGGATTCGATATATTATGGACATTTAGTAAGGACGAATAGCTCTATGTCCATGTATTTACAATATATGAGCAGGCCGCCAATCAACAGCATGAACAAACTACATAAAAGAGGAATTGTAAAACTGAGTATGTAGTTTGCTGAACAGAAATATTTATTCCAACCTTTTTTCCTTTCTCCTAAGTCTTCTCGTATGAGTTTGGCAGTTATAGAACTTCTGTCCCTGTATTTGAGTGTTACTTCCAACGCTTTTCTGATTTTAAGGAGTGTACAACAAATAAATGCTGATATAATAAAGCCTAAAAAAGATAATATTATCAGTATAGTTAATTTATATTTAGCTTGGATAGCATCTCCTAAGAAAATAGCGACTTCTATACTTAGAAAGAGGGTAAAAAACAAAATGAAGTAGTTAAATCTGGCATAAAATATATTCTCTATATGCTTTCTTTCTTCCTCTATTTCTACTAATCTGTGTGGTGCTACAAAATACTTAGATTCATCCGTTTCAGTTTTCATTCGATTTGAGATTAAATTTTTCCGCAAATGTAAATATAAAAAATAATTTATGAAAGCAATAACCATAAAACAACCTTGGGCATCCTTGATAGTCCACGGCATTAAAGACATTGAGAACCGAACTTGGCCGTGCCCTAAGAAATACTTAGGGCAGAGGGTGCTGATTCATTCAAGCGCCGTCCCCATGGAAATGATTAATCCTAATAGTGTATTTACGAAAAGGCAATGGGATAGCTTTTCACTTGGATTCCAGAGTGAGATTATTTGCGGCAATGGATATGTAAATTCTGCTATCATTGGAAGTGTCGAAATTGTGGATTGTGTTGTGAATCACTCTTCCATCTGGGCAGAGAAAGGAGTTTATAACTGGGTACTGGCTAATCCTATCCTTTACTCTAAACCTATCGAGAACGTGAAAGGGAAACTATCTTTCTGGGACTATTCCTGTATTAAAGAGGTAAAAATTGAGTGTCCGGAATGTGGCAGTATAGAAATAGCTGTCGAAGATTATACGACGGCTCCGTTCCCGACTTATCTGCATCGATGCAACAAGTGTGACTATGTGATTATGGAAAGTGAGTGGAATGTAAAAAAGTAGGATATGGAATTTGATTGGTATTGGTTTGTTGTAACAGTTTTGATAATCTGCGTTACTGTATATAACTGTTTAAATAGCTATTGGAAACATAAGTATAGGGATAATAATGGAGATGGAAAACCGTACTAGCATGGCAAAATGTACTGCCAAATCGTGTCAGTAACTTCTTTGATACCGGATAGTCCGTTCGTGGATTATTCGGTATCTTTATTGTCGTAACGTAAAATAGTGTATCAATGGAGATAATTTATAGAAAAATAGAGACCCTTAAAAAGCTGGATAACAATCCCAGAACCATATCAGAGGAGCAGATGCGGATACTCAAAGAGTCTATTCATAGTAATCCGGACTACTTCGAAGCACGTCCCATCATACTCTCTGACCGGACTGGGGAACTGGTGATTATAGCCGGAAACCAACGGTATGAGGCCAGTGTAGAACTAGGACTTTCTGATGTGCCGACGGTTCTGCTTCATGGGTTGACAGAAGAGCGGGAACGGGAGATTATTATCCGTGATAACGTGAATAATGGTACATGGGACGAAAAACTATTGAAGGAGTGGAATGCAGAGTCTTTGATGGATTGGGGATTAAACTTTGATTTTGACTATGATAGTCTGGTAGATAGTGAAAGTGATGCCCGGAATAAATACACGAAAAAGATTGAAGCTCCGGTGTATGAGCCTAAAAGCCCTGTATGCCCGGAAATAAATTCTCTCTATGATAAAAGCAAATATGAAGAACTGCTTTCGGAAATAGACAATTCAGATGTTCCGGCCCGTGTGAAGGAATTTCTTCGAATAGCAGCATTGAGGCATATAGTATTTGATTACGGACAGATAGCAGAGTTCTATGCTCATCAAGAGAAAGAAGTCCAGGAACTGATGGAGGCATCTGCACTGGTAATAATAGATTTTGATAAGGCGATAGAGAACGGTTATTCTCGGTTCAAGGAGGATATTTATGAAATAATGCTGGAGGACACTGAAGATGAGGAGTGATTTTGTAGCGTTCATACTGACGCATGGCCGTGCCGATTCCGTCATCACAGATAAGACATTGCGGAAGTGTGGCTATACGGGACCAATTGTTTATGTGATAGACAATGAAGATAAGGCGGCCGCAGATTATTACGCGAAATATAAAAACGTTGTAATGTTCGATAAACCGAAGATTGCAGAGACTTTTGATGAAGCGGATAATTTTGATGATCGCAGAGCTATTGTTTATGCGCGCAATGCTTGCTTTCAGATAGCAAGGAAACTTGGTTACAAATACTTCATAGAACTGGATGATGATTACGATGTTTTTTCTTTTACTTACGGCAGAGATGGTACAGTCAAACAGAGGGCAATAAAGCAATTGGACGTGGTATTTGAAGCTATGCTACGTTTTTATGAAAGTATTCCGGCTCTCACTTTGGCTATGGCTCAGAGAGGCGATTTTGTAGGAGGAAAGGAGAACGATATTTTGAAAGGCGAGAAGATGAAACGGAAAGCGATGAATTCTTTCATCTGTTCCGTAGATAGACCGTTCCAATTCGTTGGTCGCATTAATGAAGATGTGAACACCTATACCACGCTTGGTAGCAGGGGATGTCTGCTTCTGCAGGTTCCACAAGTGGCGCTAAACCAGAAGCAGACGCAGAAGAATAAAGGAGGTATGACGGATATATACATGAGTCAAGGGACATATGTCAAGAGTTTTTATACGGTTATGATGATGCCATCCTCTGTGAAGGTGGGCGTGATGGGCCATAGCGAGGAAACGAAAAGATTGCACCACGTGATTAATTGGAATAACACTGTTCCTAAGATATTGGACGAACGATTCAAGAAGAAATAAGATGGCGGCACCAACTGGAAATAAATTTTGGATGTTAAGAAGTAAGCATGGAAGGGATAAGCTCTTTTCTACGCCGGAACTCTTGTGGGAGGCAGCATGTGAGTATTTCCAATGGTGCGATGAAAACCCATGGTTGTCCAAAAAGGCCATTCAAAAGACTGTTCCGGTAAGAAGGAAGAAAGGGAAGAAAGTGGAGACAGTCAATGAGCAACAAGTACAACAAGAGGTTTCCCCAACTTCCCGTCCGTATTCCCTAACCGGGTTCTGTATTTATGTAGGTGCTTCTTCCAAGTGGTGGAGCACTTTTCGTTCCGAATGTAGAAATAAGAATGATGAAGATTTTTTGGAGGTCATCGCGCGCGTGGAGGAAACCATCGAAACGCAGCAGTTTGAGGGAGCGTGCGTTGGAGCTTTCAATGCGAATATCATTGCCCGAAAGTTAGGGCTTGCTGACAAGCAGGAGGTGGACCATACGAATGCAGGAAAAGAGTTCAAAGGATTTAATTTTCTACCATATACAGAAGATGCGGAGAAAGTCAAGTAATGGGATATAAGGTCAATATAAAGCAGAGGTTAGCCTATAACTACCTTCGTGACGATGTTACGAAGTTTCTGTGTTATGGTGGCGCTGGTGGAGGTGGAAAGTCATGGCTTGGGTGTGAATGGCTTATGCAATGTGCTTACTATCTCCCGGGCACTCGATGGTTTGCTGGCCGAAATAATTTGAAAGATAGCCGTGAGTCTATCTCTGTCACTTTCGACAAGGTGGCAAAGTGGCATCGATTCACTGACTACAAGCAGACCAATGACGGTATACTTTTAGGGAATGGGTCGGAAATCATCTTTCTTGACTTGACATATTATCCCGTCAAAGACCCGATGTATGAGCGATTGGGCTCCAAGGAGTTTACTGGAGGGTGGATTGAAGAAGCCGGGCAGGTTCACTACCTCGCATTTGAGGTTTTGAAGACGCGTATAGGACGGCACTTGAATGATGTGTATGGAATATCCGGGAAGATACTTATCACTTGCAATCCAAAGAAGAACTGGCTTTATCGTGAGTTCTACAAACCGTGGAAAGAAGGCAAGCTGGAAGCCCCATACGCTTTTATTCAAGCATTGGTGCAGGATAATCCCTACGCTACCGAGGATTACATAGATACGCTCCGCAATACCAGGGACAAAGTGACAAAGGAGCGCTTGTACTATGGTAATTGGGAGTATGACAACGACCCGACAGCACTCTGTGATTATGATGCTATTTGTGACCTATTCGCAAATGAGCACGTAAAACCGATAGGATTATCGACGGGAGCAGCTGACCTTGCCATGAAAGGACGCGACCGTTTTGTCGGGGGGCACTGGGTGGGTAATGTGTGTTATATCCGGTTAGACCAGGAATATAGCACGGGTAAATCTATTGAGACGGACCTTAAAAACATGATGATACAGTGGAAGATTCCACGTAGCATGATGGTAGTTGATAGTGATGGACTTGGAAGCTACCTTGAAAGTTATCTGAATGGCATCAAAGAATTTCATGGTGGTAACCGACCTATTAATCCAGAGTACGACAATCTGAAGTCTGAATGTGCATTTAAGCTTGCAGAGCTAATAAATAATCGGCAGATAAGAATTATATGTACGGAAGCGCAAAGAGAGCGCATAATGGAAGAATTGTCCGTCTTGAAGCAAGACCATATAGATGCCGATACCCGGAAGAAAGGGATAATCAGCAAGGAGAATATGAAAGATATACTCGGACATTCTCCGGATTACCTCGACATGTTGATAATGGCAATGCTTTTCCGTATAAAACCGATACCTAAAAGACCAAAAGCAAAATTAGGACAGATATGACAGTAAAAGAGTTTTTGATATTGAGTAACGTGGCGAGCAATGCTGCTGAACTGTTGGATCAGATAGGGAAGTTGCCTAAACCGGACTTTGTCGCAGGTGTAAGAGTTCCGGAGACTCTGAATGACCTCACTATAGGTCAGCTGATGGAACTACAATCCATACGCAATGGAATAGATTGTATAATGGTTCCATGCCGTGTTGTCCTTGGTTTGTCTATTGATAAGATAGAGAAGTGTGGGGTAGCGGATATTTTGGGATTCTCCACATGGGTAACCAGGGAGGTTGAACGTATTACCAAGCTTTTTGAAACTACGAGCGTAGTACCGACTCCGGAAGAAAGACGTGCCGGAGTGGATAAGCTTTCGTTCGGGTTGTTTGGCTTGGTGGATTACTATGCTACCCGTATGGGGATAACTGACCATGAGCAGGTAGAGAGTGTTCCATGGGTAAGAGTGTACAAGTGTCTTGACATGGATGCGGAGAAAATACGCTATGAACGTCGATTACGGGAAATATATCAGAATAAGCAATGAATACAAGTGTAGAAAGGAAGATAGCTTCTGTTGCAGAAAAGCTGGAAGGAGTCACCTATTTGTTCGATAACTGGGCGACCGCCAATGTCAGGTTGGATAAGATGCCATTGCCGGCCATTATAAATTTGCTTCCTATATCCGGGAAATTCGTCATATCAAGAACACAGCTAAGGGATTCTCCTAACTGCATGATAGCATTTGCTGATAAGGCCAAATTTGATTTCGATGGGGTGGAGAATGATGAGGTTATTGAGAGGTGCAAAGGGTATGCAGTTCAATTTATCCGTGAGTTGAATAGGAGCGGGCTGTTTGAGTGGGTAAGCGATGAGGTCCCTTATTCCGTTTTCTATGATAAGCTGGATGTAAATGTTACTGGAATAGTAATAGAATTGAAACTGAAAGAGGTTCAAGGAGTACCCATGTGTTAGTTATGGAAGACAGAAGAAAGGACGTTAAAGATATACTGAACGAGGAGTTGGATAAACTTCGGCAGCGTATCATTGAGAATCATATACAAGCTGGACAGCGTGCAAGCGGAAGAACCATCAAGAGCCTGCATGTCGTAGTCGATGATAATCATGGTGTTTTATTCGGTAGACAGGCTTTTGGAGTTCTGGAAACAGGACGCGGACCGGGAAAAATCCCAAAAGGTTTTTGGCAAATAATTCAGCAATGGGTGGTGGATAAGAGGATTCAAGTAGAAAAGCCTAAATCGTTTGCTTATCTCGTAGCTCGTAAGATTGCAAATGAGGGTACTAGGCTTTATCACTCTGGAACGCATGAGGATATATATTCAACGAGTGTTACACAAGCGATACGGGATATTATGGACCATGTGTTTGGTGTTTTTCTGAACGATGTACAACATATAAATTTGCATAGTAATGAGGACGCATAAGATAGGAAATACTACAATCGAGTATCCGGATGAAATATCTTTCTGTTTCAATCCGGTAGTGATAAATATTAGTGGATATACTTGGGCATGGGTGGAAGCAACGATAACCGACGTACTTACCGGAAAGGAATATAAGGAAAAGCGTGCATTATTTAAAACCGCATGTTTCTTTGATCTGTCTTTCTATATGCAATCGGCTTTTGATGCAACGGAGTTTGGCAAGATTGACTATCAATCCTCTATTCCACAAGATAGTCAGCTTGGGCGTCTGTTCTCTGTTGAAGTGGATATGTATACGTCTGATAGCACTATCGGAGAAAGTTTCCAGTTTAATACTTTTATTATTTGGGGCGCAATGAAAGTCGGCGAAAGATATAATGGTGACCGTATTCTAACATGGTTTAGGAACTTACCATTTACGGTCGGTATGTACACTGCGGGGACCGGTACTGTTAGTGTGACTGCTGACGGTCAAGTTTTGCCGTCCATCATATTGTCTGACCGCAAAGTGTATAATCTTACTTTGCGGGGTATTGATGCGAATAGGGATGTTGTTTTGAATCTCCCTGGAACCAGTACGGGAGCAAGTGTATTCGATAATACCTTTGACTTTACTTTTCACGCATTGACGAATGTGGCCGCAAATGTGAGGCTTTTAGTTGATGAATGTACAGACGGAATTTATTTACGTTGGATAAATCGTCATGGTTTTTATTGCTATTGGTTGTTTAAACGTGGTGATGAAAGCAAACAAATTTCTAATGATGGTGAATTCATTCGTAATAATATGCAAGACTATAACTATGTTAATGGCTATCATGGAGGGGCAGGACGTAAGCAGAGAAAAACAGAAGAGAATACATTGCTGGTTTGTGCTCCTTTAGTGGACTCAGAAACGTTTGATTTCTTGTTTCAACTCGCGTTGTCACCCGTTGTTGATATGTATGCAGGTAAAAATGTGAATGGAGTTGATAGCTGGAAGGCGGTGAATGTATCTGTTGGTAATTTCAATAAGACAAGAGCCGTATTGCAGGATTTCGTAGCAACAATCATATTACCAGAAACAAGAGTACAAAGCTTATGAGAAACGATATGCTATTCATTGGCGATAAACTGATGGATTTGGATGATGATACCAAAGTAACGCTCAATTTCAAAAGTAATATATTTACGGATTTGAGTAAGATTATAAGTAATAATTCTTATACCATCAAGCTTCCGAATACTATACGTAATCAGTGTGCAATCATGCATGCTGATTTACCTTCATGCGACATCGTTTATCCTAGAATTAAACTGAATGCTCGTTATTTTCGTAACGGGATAGAGATACTTAATAACGCAACTGCGGTCTTATTGTCTACATCGGATGTTTTTGAATTTGCTCTTTCATGGGGTAATGTCTCTAGATTTGCAAATATTATAAGTGGAAATAAAACGCTGCGTGATTTGAAGGATAGACACAATTATGAAGTCATTGCTGATGATGATTTTCCAGATTTACGCAGTATATATACAAAATGCAAACAACACCCAATAAAGTGATAATAAATAAGCTATAAATCAGTGTTTTATAAGCCTATTTTTATTTTCAGTTGTTTTCAGTACTTTCAGTGAATTGGCTCTTATTTGGTGCAATTTTGTTTCTTATTTGTTTCTTAATCTCGATACTTATCCGTATATTTGCAATAGGAAAAATGAGAAAGGAATCCCTATGGCACGAGTTAAGAATCATACAAAAGTCAAAGAGCCGATTCGTCTTCGGATGAAGCCGTTGAGCGATGGCAGCAAGAGTCTATATCTGGATATATACCGCGATGGAAAGCGGACGTATGAATACCTCAAGATGTATATTATCCCGGAGACGGATAATAATGCCCGTAGGCAGAATCAGGCGACAATGGATGCCGCCAATGCCATCAAGTCGAAACGTATTATCGAACTGACCAGCAATGAGGCAGGAATCGTATTCCGTAAGGACAAGACTTATCTGTTGGACTGGATGAAGGTTTACATGGAAGCCCAAGAGAGTGCGGGCAAGAAAGACGGCAACCAAATCAAGATTGCCATGCGCATACTGAAAGACTATGCCGGAGAAATGGTCACACTGGATCAGATTGACGGGGACTTCTGCCGGGGCTACATCACTTATCTGTTGACGGAATATCATCCGAAAGGCAAGGACATATCAAACTACACGCTTCACAATTATTACCGTGCGTTGAACGGTGCGTTGAACTCTGCCGTCAGGAAGAAAAAGATGAAGGCCAACCCTTTCAACGAACTTGAGAAGTCGGAGAAAATCCGCAAGCCGGAGAGTATGCGGTCGTACATGACCATCGAAGAGGTACAGGCGTTGATTGACACTCCTATGCCCCACGAGGAATACGAGATAGTAAAATGCGCGTATCTGTTCTCCTGCTTCTGCGGATTGCGCATCAGCGATATAATCAAGTTGAAATGGAAAGACGTGTTCGTTGACCGGGGACAGTACCGTTTGGCCGTGTCCATGAAAAAGACCAAAGAGCCTATTTACCTGCCCCTCTCTCCTGAAGCGTTGAAGTGGATGCCGGAACGTGGGGGAAAATCATCGGAAGATAATGTGTTCGACCTGCCGTCCGCCAATACAATCAGGATGCAGCTCAAACCTTGGGCGAAAGCAGCCGGAATCTCCAAGCGGTTCTCCTATCACACCAGCCGGCATACATTCGCCACCATGATGCTGACGCTCGGCGCGGATTTATATACCGTCTCGAAGTTGCTCGGTCATGCCGACGTAAAAATGACACAGGTGTATGCCAAGATTATCAACAAGAAGAAGGACGAGGCAGTGAATCTTGTAAACGGTTTGTTTCACTAATTGACGGCACTATGTGGTTCATGTCTAATTTACAAACATCAATTTATGGCATTGCTCCGGTTGTGAACGCAACCGAAGTTAATGCTTTCATCACATATTATAAACTCAAAAAGGTAAATCGACATGAAAAGACCTGAAGACGGCCTTCTCTCTTTTTGGAGGGAGCCAACACCTGCAGCACTTCGCTGCGGAGAAGGATGTGGCGAATGAACTTTTCGCCCTGCTAACCGAAGCAAAAACAGTTTATCTCCACGATGTTGTGTCGGGTGGTAAACAGTACCACCGTTATGTGGACGATTTCGTAAACGGACACCGGTACATAGACTGCGACCATGCGGCCTGCCGGAACTGCCACGAAATGAACATCCACATCGTCAAGGGGCTGCTGACCGAGTACGCCCGTTTCGTCCAGATTTGCTTTGCTACGCCGAATTTCACGTTTGACGAGTGCATGAAGCTGAAACGGATGTATGATACCTCGGAATCGTTGCCTCCGCTCGGTCCGCCCCACATTGACCGACCGGCAGATCTCTCCCTTTCTTTTGGCTGTGATTTTACCCCGGAACAGATGGAAAGTATTGTGGCTTGTGCCAATACTTATCATCTGTTCTGTGTTTCTGTACGCATTGAAGACATGGAGGCTCTTTTCGCCTGTAAGAAAGGCTTTTCCATCCGAGTGAACAATATCCGCCGTGTGGTAATCCTGTTCGACGCGCTTCTTGAAAACTCGCTTATCCAGTCCCGGTGGCAGAATGTTCTCGGCAAGGGTGCATTCCTGCAGTCCAAGGACGGGACACGTTCCGTTTCGGTATCGACCCTGTCTTCCGCGCTGTCATCCATCAAGAACAACATGACATCGGTCGCATACGGCATCCGAAAGACCATTGACCGGCTGAAAGAATGACAGGAAGTGACAAGAAGCGAAGTATGTGAAAGGTAAAAGCATGAGAGTTGCAATGATACGCGCATAGTATCATTCCCCAAATCACGGCATCTTCGTTTACCGGACATACCTTTGACCTCCGTTAGCGCGCTGCATAACGGAGGTTGCATCTCCATTGTCAAAAATCAAACCATGTTATTATGCCGAATAGAATGACATTCATGGAGCGGATGAGCGGACGGCTCGCCGCCATCGAATCGGTACTAAAGAAATTGGAACCGGTCGAAAGTCTCTTGGAGCGTATCACGTTGCTGGAAAATACCATCTTCACGACCAAGAGAGTGTTCACGTTTCAGGAAGCCTGTATGTATATCGGGGTTTCTGAAAGTATGCTGTACAAGCTCACATCGAGCAAGGAGATACCGCACTACAAACCGCGCGGTAAAATGGTCTATTTCGCCAAGGAGGAATTGGACGAATGGCTGTTGCAGAATTATGAACCTACAGTGAACGAGGCCGTGCGCATGGCGACGGAAGCCGCCGCCACAGAACCGTTCCTTAATAAGAGACGCAATGGAAAACGAAAGAAAGACTGACCGCTCAGCCGATATGGGAATGGATGAACACCGCCTGTCGGAGATCCTTCTGGCCTCGCAAATCAAGGCAACGGACATTTATGAGACCCCGCCGCAAATCATCTGGATAGACAACTCGACGATTGCCACGCTCGGCAATTTCAGTGCATCGACAGGAAAGGCAAAGTCGAAGAAGACGTTTAATGTCTCTGCGCTTGTCGCCGCTTCATTGGCCGGGAAACAAGTGTTGAACTACCGTGCGCATCTGCCCGAAGGCAAACAGCGGATTCTGTACGTCGATACGGAACAGAGCCGTTTCCATTGCCGCTCGGTATTGGAGCGCATATTGCGGCTGGCCGGGCTGCCCACGACAACCGACCCGGAGAATCTCGACTTCTTCTGCCTGCGTGAATATTCGCCGTCGGTGCGTGTCGAGGTCATCGACTATGCGCTGCGTCAGAACAAAGGCTATGGGCTGGTCATCATTGACGGCATCCGCGACCTGATGCTTGACATCAACAGCACCGGTGAATCGGTGGAAGTCATCAACCGGATGATGGAATGGTCTTCAAGGTACGACCTGCATATCCATTGTGTACTCCATTTGAACAAAGGGGATAATAATGTGCGGGGACACATTGGTACGGAAATGAGCAACAAGGCGGAAACCGTGCTTGTCATCAGCAAGAGCAACGAGAATCCCGGTATCAGCGAAGTCCATGCGCTCCATATCCGGGAAAAGGAGTTCAAGCCGTTTGCGTTCACCATCAACGAGACTGGGCTGCCCGTCATTGCGGAAGGACACTCGTTCGGAGAGCCCCCGAAGCCCAAGGCTCGGACGGGGTTCACGGAGCTGAGCATCGAACAGCACCGGGAAGCCCTCTCCGCCGCTTTCGGGGAAAAGCCTATCCGGGGATTCGACAACCTGTTGCAAAGCCTGATGGTCTCCTATGAGGCAATCGGGTTCAAACGTGGTCGGAGCGTCATGATAAAACTGATGCAATACCTGATAGACAACCTCAAGCTCATCATCAAACGGGACAAGCTGTTCTATTATGACATGACGCCTACCGAGGCCATGCTTTTTGATGAAGAATGATGCCGGGCGCGGGCCTGTATGATTTAGTTTACTTTAGTATTTATATATATAGGAAAAAACTAAACTAAACCATTTTCGTGAAACCAAGTGAAAGAAAAAAGACATGACCATAGCAGAAGCAAAACAAGTGCGTATCGTGGATTTTCTGGCACGTCTCGGTCACCATACGCAGCACATAAAATCGGGACAATACTGGTATCTCTCACCGTTACGGAACGAGCGTACCCCGTCGTTCAAAGTGAATGACCGCATCAATGAATGGTACGATTTCGGCGAGGCGACCGGTGGCGACCTGGTGGAACTGGCAAAATACATTTGCCGGACGGACTGCGTGAGCGAGGCCCTGGCGTATATAGAGAGGCTTGTGAATGGCGCATCACTACCGAGAACCCGTATGCTGACCGCTCCACCCCGACCGGTGGAGGCTGAAATGAAAGACGTGATCGTGATTCCACTCCGTCATCACGCCCTGTTCTCTTACCTCCAATCCCGGCTTATCGACGCGGACATCAGCCGTATGTATTGCAAGGAGGTGCATTACGAACTGCGAGGCCGTCATTACTTCGCTCTCGCATTCGGCAATATATCAGGCGGTTACGAGGTGCGAAACGCCTATTACAAGGGATGCCTGAATAACAAGGACATCTCATTGATAAGACATCTGACAGAAGAGACACAGGAAAACGTCTGTGTCTTCGAGGGATTCATGGATTTTCTTTTGTAGCTAACACTTGAAAAGGGACCCGGGTAGCATTTGAAACGTGTACCACCCGATAGGTTTTGCAAAGTTAATTAAATTTGTTTATTTATCATATC